TCCTTTTTTCAGCAACTGTTCTATTCAGTAATTGCTCATATTCTTTCTGCGCCTGCTCTCTAGTCATTTTTCCACCTTCTATATCCTACTTTTTCTCGTTCAGCATTAGATATAGCCATTTCATGTGCATAGTCTTCGTCTGTTATCTCCATAATTGACATATGTGCATCTCTCGCAATATCATTACGATTAAATTCATACTTATATTTTATATCTACGCCTCTCAAAATAGCAAGTTTATATTCACAAAATAAGCTAAAATCTACATTGCTAAAGGAATATTGTGTGTGTTCTATTGGATGATTATGAGATACATATGCTCCTATAAGCTCATTTCCAAGATCCACATCCGGGAACACTTGATTCTCGGTACCTTGGCATAGATAAACTTTACCTTCCCTGGTTATCACACACGCATATTCTATATCTCTCATTTGAGCATCTTTTTCAAATTCTGCGAGTATTTTGTTTACCTTCTCCCTGTCTTCATAATCAATAATTTCTTTTAATATCGGCTTTGGATGATCAGGTACACTGGAAGCTCTTGTATTTGCTGACAGTCCTTGTGCATTTGTTTCCATTTTATTTTCATATGCCGTTGCTCTACCATTTGCAACCGATGCCTGCTTTTTCTTGAATCCTGCCACCTTCAGCCGCTCTGCCTGAGTCTGCAGATCATGTTCTGTGCAGAAATGCTCATATGCCTGGTTCTGTGTCCGCAGCTTATATGCCAGCTTATCATACTGCGGCTGTAACATCTCCTTTACATCCGTCTCTGCCACTCCATCGATTTCCACCTTTTTCATCAGTAATTCCCGCTTGGTCTTCCGGATGGCGCGCTCCATACGACGCTGTGACTGCTGCCGCTGGTAAAGTTCCTGGCTCTCGTGGATGTCAATCTTCGGCTTACCATCTGCATCCACGTAAGGATTCCGGAGTGACGGATCCCACGGCTTGTGAGAATGTCTGCAGTTATACCCATGCAAGCCCAAAGGATTCACCACGGTTCCCTGTCCGCTGTCAGGATCTATGGTATACCCTGTCGCTTCCAGCAAATTTTCTATTCCATCATCCCGCCCAACAATTTTATAGACCTTGCCCTGCCAGTGATCATGCGATCTCAGATCTTCCGGATGCTTATCATCGTGTCTGGCACCCATATGAGCCGATACCAGGACATATTCTATCCCGCCCTCTGCTATGTACTGATTCGTTACCTGTGCCGCCGTCTGATTCATCGATGTCACAATGCAACACCGGACTGCTGCCTCCAGTGACCTGGTTGCTCCTGTCGGATAATCAATCGTCACTCCTTTTTGTGCATACCGATCCAGTACCTCGCACACTGCACTGCTATATGACTGAAAACCGGTTGCCACTCGCAGGTCCACCTCATTCAGCAGATTCAGTAGATCTTTCTGCGACTGCAGCATGGTTGTCCTGGTCAGATTATTCAATTCTCCGAACGTTTTCTGCATCTCTGCATTCATGGCAGCTATCACAGCATTGTTTTGCAATGGTGGTATCACAGTTCCTAATTTACTCAGCACCTCTTCATCATCAGAAAATGACGTCATTACACTCTCTCGCAGGATCCTGCGGACCTCTTTTTGACTCAGGCCGGACAATTTTGCAATTTTCTTTACTATCTCATCATTATGCAGTCCCAGCTGCTGTAATCTCCACAGTTCTCTGTCTGCTGTCCCGGAGATCTCACCATTTTTCAGTAAACGCATAGCTATGTCCTGCAGGATCCAATCTTCCAGTTCCTGGTACAATTCCACAAGTTTATCTGATTTTCCATAAAAATAATCCGGTGTCAGCATTAACCTTTTCCTGCCTCTCTCTTTACAATATCCACCCATTCTGATCCGTGCGCCTGCTTTGCCCGCTCAAACCAGTGATCTCCGGTTCCCGCTGTATGATATTGTAAAGGTCTACCCGTCGGCTCCTTTTTCTCATACTTGTCTGCAAAAGATCTACCATCTGATGTGAGATACAACTCTCCTGTATACTGGTAGTGCGCATAGGGTGTGTTGTACGCTATCTCGCCACCATAAATCCCTTCCGGGTAGTTCACACTTCCTCTCAGTGCTCCCTGCGCAAACGGAATATATTCATCACAATCAGCCACTACCTGCATATTCAGCAGCTTCTGCGCATTCGCAATGTTCTGGTCCAGTCTGTCGGTATTGATTCGGATATCAATGCATCCGATAGTTTTTCCATACTGCATTTTTCATCATCCCTTATCCTTACAAACAATTCCTGCGGTCCTCTCAAATCTTTTTCATCACGGTTCTGTCCTACTGGATGCCCTTCTAAAGGGATAAATCCTCCCTTTGCAAATTTAGGTAACGGTAACCTAATTGCTGCCTCTATAATCTCATTCGGTATTTCATTCATTCCCTATCACTCCTCGTCAAATAACCCTTTTTCGTCGTCTCCGCTTGCCTCTGCCACTGCTGCCTTAGCTTCCACCTCTGAATATCCCTCAAATCTCACAAGATACTGCCATTTCGGTATATAACCACTGTTCGCAAGCTGGAGGTTTCTCATTCTATCCTCTTCTTCGTTATATGTGATATCCCCGAAGTCATACTGTGTCTTATACTCTCCTGCCGGTTCCAGATTGTACAGATCTGCAAATACTGCCTGCGCATAGAACAGATCATCAAGTCCCGCCTGCATGGCATCCCGGACATCTTTGATCAGCTGGATGGTTCTTCTGTCATCCGACTCCACCTGTGTTGCTGTCACCATCCCTGTTTTTTCATCAATTACAAAATAGCCATTGGAAAATCCACACTTTACCCCGATAATAGATAATTGCTGATTAATTCCTGCTTTTCTGATCTCTGTATTCAGCTGAGGAAGAATCTCATGATAATAGTCTGAATTTTCCCCGTTAATTGTTCTCACATATTTAGGCAGATTTAATTTCCGTCTGATTACATTTCCTTTTTCATCCTTTTGGGCCGGGAGCTGCACCACTCTCTCATCCAGCAAAACCATCTTACTACTGTCTTCGATTTCTTCTGCATTCCTACTGTAGGCGATATCAAGGTCTCTTAACTCTTCTAATGCCTTTGAAAATGCTGACATTCCCAGCGGACTTCTCCGATCAATCCTGTTTACAGACGGCATTCTGAACATACCAAAAAGCATAGAGTTGATTTTTCCACCGTTCTTTTTGGCAATATGCACATCAGGCTGCAGTGAAGACCATTTTGTATACTTCAGTTCTATCTCTTTCCCCAGCTCTCCGGCATTTTTACTTATGAACGCTCTGTTTGATACAACGTAGTACATTGTATCTGTATATTTTTCTGCCTCTGGCATCTTTACCCTGGCAGAAAGAAAACGGTGATACTCCAGTTTTGTATAATAATCTTCTCCGCTCTGGTAATCATCTTGGAATACAATACCGGATATTTTTCGGTTTCCATCTATTGCCGTGATTTCCATCTGATCTGGAGTAATAAGATCCACTCCCATTCCATTCGGCTTCAGGATAACCGTTCCGAAGGCACACATTGATTCCGTCCACTCCCTGATATGATCTTTTACACAGGTGTCCCAGAAATCTTTCATGTATTTTGCCCGTCTGCCATCAAAGTTCACATCGATTGCCAGCGTTGCAAGTCTTGCAATTTCTTCACAAATAAACCCTGCAAAATTTATTGTTCTAATCCCATTTTCCGGATCCAGCCATTCCGGTTCTCCATTATAAATATTCATCCATTTCTGAATTGCATCCTGCATCGATCCCGATGTGATACCTGTTACCTGAAACTTGTCCTTGATTTCTGATTTGAACATATTATTCCACCATCCTTTGATTGCTGATATGATTCCCATTTTGTTCCACCGCCTTAAATTAATCCTCTGTTATACCTTCGTGCCACTGTATAGATAAAATATCTGATCAGGTCCATATGATGGTCATTCTCTTTTATTACCCGATCTTCTCCCACTGCTTTGTCATCCCATGCATACGCTCCAAATTCTTTTTTTGTTTCCATGCAGCTGTCATGGATCTGCAACATGCCCAGGTTCAAATACTTCGTTACCTCCTGGATGCCGTTAAGGACATCGTTATTTCCGTCCGTACAGGTATATTCTCCGTATTTCTGTATGGTTGCCTTCATGGCTGCTGCCGATGGATCAATTACTATGGATGTTATCGGGAAATCCCCGGCAACATCTTTTATGATCTGATAATACGCCTCATTGTCCAATGTGACTTTTTTCTCCCGCCCGGAATAATGTCCCTCTCGCAGCATCCTTACTCTGCCACTGTCCTGCAGTTCCATGAGACCCACTGCAAAAGGATTCATTGTGCCATAATCGATTGACAGATAGTACGATGCCTGTCCAGAATACTCACATTCTCCGTGGAAGACGTTGCGCTCCTCGTTAAACATTCCGTACACGAGTCCCTCAGCAATTACCCACAGTCCAAGAATGTATCGTGAGTAGAATACCCCGCTGTACATTGCCTTATATCTGTCCTTGATTTCTTTTGTAAGAGACAGATTATCGTCCATCGTAAAATGGAGATAGATCAGCTTTTTCTTTTCTATGTCATCAATCCAGTTTGTTTTAAACCAATGGCTGGGAGAATCCGGGTTACAGTTAAACCAAAACTTCGATCCACTCACGGAACAACGTCCGGTTGCCTGATTGACGAATGATTCCGGCATTAATGCCACCTCGTCGAAGAACATTCCAGCCAGAGTAATACCTTGTATCAGATCCTGTGATCTCTCATCTTTACCGCCAAATATGTAGAAAAAGTTTGTCACATCCCCTTTTGATATGACAATCATGTTATCTGATCTGTGATCTGATACCTGATATCCTCTACTCTTCAGCATAAGTTTCAGCCAAAACAGCACATTTCTCCGGAAAGATCCTATGGTCTTTCCTGCCATTCCAAGGTTTTGCATATTGAAGGTGGACATTGCCCATATTACAAAACTCAGTGACATGCACAATGTTTTACCTGATCGAATAGCTCCGTCTGCAATAATTCCCTCTTTTTCCCGTACAGGAGAATCTTTACACCACCATGTAAGTACCTTCTTCTGCTTTTCTGAAAATGGTTTGAACTCAAATCCCTTCTGGCGATACCGCACCAGCATTTTTGCGGCATTCTTCCATGCATTTTCCCTTACTTTTCTAACTCTCCTGTCAAAATCCGTCCAATCAACCATCTTCCGACCACACTTCCTTTGCAGATGCATTCAACATTTCCAGGAAATTATCCTGTTCTGCTTCATTCTCCTGCTCTTTATCTTTGGTCTGCATTTCCAGTCTTATGAGTTCCATCTCGAGCTTACGTTTATCAAATTCTTTCCGATGCTTGTCATCCGGGTTCATCTCGAAAAATTTCGTCAACCAGTTTATGGCTTTCTGCCGGTCCTCTATCTCGATTGAGACTCCATATTTCGTCTCTTTTACCTTCTTGATCAGCTGAGTATCCACAAAATTTGAGTCTCTTGGATACACGCTTCTTGCATCATATCCCGCAATATCCCCGAAATCTGCAAAAGCAATCCTCATCTGTAATTCAACGATATCACTTTCATCCGCCACAATCTGCTGTCGTTTGATCTCTTTCAATCTGTCAATTTCTTTTTTTATACAAGGTTTTACAAGGAGCTTGTACCCCTCTGCATTTGCCACATCATAACTACTGACGTATGCTTTCAGATAGCTCTGCGTTGCATTGAAAGTTCTAGCATAATATACGCAAAACAACTGCTGTTCCGGTGTCAGTTCATCATTTTGGAAAGTGTCCTTTGTTCCATCATCTGCTTCCTGCTTTTTCTTCCCCTTTTGGCAATCCGAACGTTCGCTTTTTGATGCCGAACGTTCGGATTGCCAGTTATAAGTACTTTTCCACCTTCTGACAGTCCCAGGAGGTACCTGCAGATTGGCAGCAATGTCTACCAGTTTCATCCCCTGCATGTACATCTCATATGCTTTTTCACTTATCGGATTCCTTTTTGCCGCCAACAGATCACTCCCTTTCTATGTAATCCCTATACCATGATTATAATTCAGCTTTTCTTTTAATTTGTACCATTTTACAGTTACGAAAAAGAGAGGATCACTCCTCTCTTTTTTCCTGCTGCCTCAATATCCTCTCTGCTTTTCTTCTTTTTCGGTAAAAGCAGTTACGGCTTATGGCAATAACTCCATATTTTGCTTCCAGTTTGTCATATGATCTGTTGTATTCAATGGATTCTGCCAGAATATCTGCCAGGTATCCATCCACAGATACACACACTTCATGGATTTTTTCCCTGTTCTGTGGTCTTTTATCCATTGCTCTCCTTTCTGATGACTGCTGCCTCGGATGATCTTATGCCAACCTGGTTGCACCGGTGCAACTTGTCATGCTACTCTATTGTATTTGTGCTGCATTTCCTCGATGTCGTCAATTAGATAGTACTGGACGGTCATGTCCGGTTTTGCATGGCCTAACAGCTTACTCACCAGCAGGACATCTCCAGTCTTACGGTATAAAACGCTTGCAAATGTCTTGCGGTACACATGCACGGTTGCTGTTATCCTGGTTACTCCGCCACGGACAGCCATTTCTTTAGCCAGCTTTTCAATTCCATACTCTTTCATTCTGTTATGCGGTGCCCGATCTGCCAAAAACAGCGGATCTGTTCCCGGTCTGTCCCCGATATAATTTCTTAATGCCATGACCGCTACCGGCGTAAGCATTCCTGTGCGGTAGGTATCCGTCTTTTCGGCATAAATTGATACCTGCTTATTTGTCAAATCAATATCTGACACGTTGAGGTAAGAGATTTCACCTACACGCATGCCGGTACAAATCATCAATTCAAACAGCGCCTTCTCCTTTGGCGTTTGCAGCGCATAGCGGATAGTTTCAACTTCCTCATCTGTCAATCGTACCTTCTTTTTCTTGATCTGCTTAACCTTATCTACTCCGTCAACAATATTATCCTGGATATGTCGCTTCTTAAATGCCCAGCCGAAGAACGTGCAGAGATACCGGTATATGGTGGATTTATAATTGTGGCTGATATGATCCCGGTAGGATCTGATGGCAAGGTAATCCGTTATGTCCTGTGCAGTAATGAAGGCATAATTTTTTCCGGCAAATTCAAAAAACGTTTTAATGACTCCGATGTAACTCTTAATCGTGCCGGCATGGAGTCCTGCTGCCACCATGTCCACACAGTATCTCTGCATTAACCACTCATTGTCATGCTCAATGGTCATTGGCAGCTGTTTGATCTCTGCCAGCTCAAAGTCCTGCAATTTGACGTACATGGTGATCTTCATGCGGTCGATCTGCTCTCGTGTCATGGTATCTCGTAATTCATAGGCAACATCATTGATCAGGTCATTTTTGGTCATACGCGCACCTCTTTCGTATTGCCGTCCAGTGGATCATATGGTATGATACTGGTAAGCAGTTGAGCGGTAGATGCTATCTTTGGTCGGATGGTCTACCGCTGTTTTTATATAACGATTGCAGTCCTTCTGCAGCTGGTTATAAAAATGTGTATATACTTATTACTCTTTTTATATCACTCCTTTAATATCTCATCTAAACAAGCGTTCCAACCATCCATCGTTCCTCTGACATAATCTCTGCCGAGATCATCGGCATCGGTCATCTCTGTCTCACGTTCCGGCAATTTCCGGAGAGGGCATGAATCCGGCTTAGTATTCAGTTCCACCTTGTCTCCAGTAATCAAGCAGATGCAATCCCCACCTGTTTGATAGTTACCCTTGTACATCTTGCAACATCCGCACACTGATGGCATATCCATCACTAATACTGCTTTAGCCATATAATTCTTCCTTTCTTCACTAAATTTCAGCTTAGTCTTGCTTGAAATAGAAAACATTCTTATATTTTTTCTCTTTTCTCCATTCACGTACAATTCTCACAGCATCTTCATAAGACAAGTCTGATAATGTTTCACCCAAACAATCCTTATGAGGTTGTCTGAAATCACCTACTACCGTATATTTATTTCCCATATTTTTCATTCCTTTCTTGATTAAATTTCAGTTTAACATTGTAAATGTTTCTGATTTTATCCTTTCAAATATTGCATATTTGCCACCTCCAAGTCTATTTAAAAAATTAAGCTTATCCTGTGCTTCTTCGATTTCATCGTATTCGTAGTTGTGGAACCAACATTTGTGAAAGCTACTGTATTTTCCAATCACGTATGTAATTTTTGTGTACGATATTTTATCTTGAAAATTATTTCTTCTTTCTTCTAACATTTTACCTCCACTAAATCCTAAATGATTTTCATTTTTCGCCTGAGTCTAACTGCCCAGGTTTAACAATGATAGCTTCTTTCCAACCATCTGTTTCTAAATGGGGTTTTGGTGTAAATCGTTCCATAGTAATCATCTTCACACCATCCGCAATGTTGGTCTACATATTCATACAAACCAAAATCATCCCTTTGCGGTCTTCTTGCCACTACATATTCTTTTAATTCCTTTGTTTTCTCATAGAGCTTATTATCTCTTTCATAATATTTCTCCAATGTTATATGTTCGAGATCCTGACCGTAACCGCAAAAAACATCATCGTATTTTCTTTCAAATTTCATGCGTACTTTGTTATGATGTGCTATTCTTAATAGCATGAATAACACATACCATTTCTCAAATAATCTTTTCATGGTTTTCCTCCACTAAATCCTAATATTTCAGTTTACCTTAACCAGCATATCAGCCTTAATCAAATCATATATAATATCTAGTGAATCTCTATGATCTCTGTATTTGCAATTTGGATTTTTATGTATTCGTGGATCATCGTCTTTCCAATCATTAACACAAAAACAACAATTACTTACGAAAAGCATTTTGCACCCTCTGGCAACGCACAAGTAGTAACATTCGCTTTCTTTTGCTGTACCTTTACAACGCTTAAATCCGTACTTTTCAAATTCTTTTGCTTCACAATTTGGTTTTAACATTTCATTCCTCCGCTAAATCCTAAGAGCATTACCGCAAAATCTACAGTACTTTGCCAATATCACACACTTGGAACCGCCTGTATAATGGCTTTCCACATATTTTTGTACTACTGCTCCGCAATATTTACACGTTATTTTTGCCATAACAGCGTAGCTGTCATTTATTTCTTTCTGTTCATCGTGTGACCACATTTCTCGCTTAACTCCTTCACTAAATCCTAATTTAGCTTATTAACCGCTGTCCGCATTTCGGGCAGTATGCATCGTTCACTTCTGCGTCATTGCATCCGTTTTCCTGTAAACAGTTGGGGCAGATGTATTCGT